AAAATCAATGACCAAAGTTTGCCTAGCATTGATCGTGCTGTGGCTTTCTATATTGTCAATAAGTGTTCTTTCAGTGGTCTCACAGAGAGTTCTTCATTTTCAGAACAGGCGTCCAACTCTAATTTTTCAATGCGTGGGATTGAAAAGTTGCCTGAGTATTCTAAACTAATTTCCAAATGGCGTATAACTAACTATTCCTACGACTATTTGTTGGATGGGAATATGGGTGCTTTTGTGTATCTCGATCCTCCTTATGATATTAAGGATAATCTCTATGGGCGCAAGGGATCAATGCACAAAGGATTTGATCACGATAAGTTTGCTGCTGATTGTGCTGCTTGTTATATGCATCAATTGATAAGTTATAATTCAGATCAACTGGTTAAAGATCGCTTTAAGAACTGGAAGACGGGTGAGTTTGATCTAACTTATACGATGCGTTCGGTTGGTGAATATATGCGAGAGCAAAAAGAAAGAAAAGAACTTTTACTGTTTAATTACAATAAAGATTTGTTATGGAATTGAAGGACTGGTTGAATTCTATTAATCAGACAAAACAACATTTGATTGATGAAGATCCTTCACTTGAGAAGGAATATGCTCCATATATTATCAATCGTTGTCTTTCTGGTCACATTGATTGCATTATGTTTGCGAATGAGATGAATCGCTATCATTTCCTCCCAAAGAAGATGCAATATGACTTTTATATAAATAGTCTGAGGAAAAAGAAGAGATTTTCTCCCTGGCTCCGACAAGATAAAATCAAAGATCTTGATTATGTCAAGCGTTATTATGGATATAGTAATGAAAAGGCAAAACAAGCTTTGAGGATTCTTACGAAAGAACAACTAACATTTATTAAATCGAAATTTGAAACTGGAGGAAAAAAATGAGTGTCGTTCAAGAACCTGAAGTGAAGTGGACGCCCGAACAAATGGTGGAAGTGATTCTTAATGAACCTGATGATTTTTTGAAGGTTCGTGAGACTTTGACCAGAATCGGAGTTGCTTCAAGAAAGGAAAAGAAAATCTATCAGTCTTGCCATATTCTACACAAGCAAGGTAGGTATTATCTCGTTCACTTTAAGGAACTGTTTGCTCTGGATGGCAAACACGCAAACCTGACTGTGAATGATGTTCAGCGTCGTAATCGTATTGCCCAACTTCTTGCAGATTGGGGTCTAATTACGATTGTTGATGTATCTAAAATTCAAGATATTGCTCCTTTAAATCAAATTAAAGTCCTTGCTTATAAGGACAAGGGGGATTGGATCTTGGAAACTAAGTATAATATTGGTTCTAAAAAGAAAAAGGTAGAGGATGCCGAATAAAAAAGAGCGGGTTTTACACCCGCCTTTTTTGTAAGAAGTATTATAATTATATACGGATGCCGAAAGGGTCCTCAAAACACAAACTCGCTTACAAAGGAGCTACTATAATGACTAACCTTACAAGGTATACTGCTGCGGATCTTCCTACCCTGATGGAAAGGATTACCCGCAATAGCATTGGAATGGACGAATATTTTGATCGTCTATTCAATCTTCATGAAACTACAACAAATTATCCTCCTTATAATTTGGTCCAAATAAATAATGTCGAATCCCATCTGGAACTCGCATTAGCAGGATTCAAGAAAGGAGAAGTCAATGTTTTCACAGAATATGGAAAGCTTTTTGTCGAAGGACAAAAGGCAGATACCGAATCGGATAGGACGTTTATCCACAAGGGAGTGGCTAGCAGAAGTTTTAAACGAGCGTGGACTTTATCCGACGACACAGAAGTCCGCGAAGTCACGTTTGAAGACGGACTTTTACGGATCGTACTTGGGAAAGTAGTGCCAGAACATCATGCCCGTAAAGATTACCTATAAATATAATTGAATATCGTCGGCGCTATGCCAAGGGAGGTAACTGGCAAAAACCAGTTGACACCTCCCATTTTTCTTGCTAAAATATCTGAGGGTAATAGGAACAAAATGTCTAGTAAATTGATGCTCCTTAAAACGGGAGAAACTATAATCACGGATGCAAAAGAACTAGTTTCTGATGAAGTCATATTGGGATATGTCCTAATAAATCCACATTATGTTGAAGCAAAAGAAAAACTTGTTTTAACTGAAAGTAAAAGTGGAAAATCTAATTATGAAATAGATGTTATCTTGACTCCTTGGTTAATCTTATCAAAAGATAAACAGTTTGTTGTTTCAAAAGATTATATTGCTACAATTTGTGATCCTATAGAAACTGTCGAAAAAATGTATAGGGAAAAAACTGGATCTAAATTAGAAGTTACTGAAACTGAGGTTAATGAAGATGAGTGATAAAGTTGTAAAATGTGTACTTATTGGAGTGGATACTGTTATAATTGCAGAAATGGAAGAGTTAATGTCTGATATTGGAGAACCAGATTGTAAACTTATTAATCCTTATCGATTCTATGATTTGAATAAAATGGAACCCTGGGTTAAATCTTCAGATCAAAAGGAATATATGATAAGATCAAGTGATATTTTAACTATTGCAGATCCAACTTCCGAAGTTATTGAAAAGTATCTTGAACTAACTGCCTGATGAGATTTTATACAAACGTTCAAATGGTCGGGGATCACTTCTTGGTCCGTGGTTATGAAGATGGTAGACACTTTATGACCCGTGAGAAGTTTAACCCGACTCTTTTTGTCCCTTCACAAAAGAAAACTGAATATCAGACTTTAAGTGGTGAATATGTGGAATCAGTCCAACCTGGTTCTGTTCGTGATTGTCGTGAGTTTATTAAAAAGTATGAGGGTGTAGAAAATTTTAAAATCTATGGCAATAGTCAATACATCTATCAGTATATCTCTGAGATGTATCCGGAGGAGGAGTTGAAGTTTGATATTAGTAAAGTAAAAGTTACCACTTTGGACATCGAAGTTGCATCGGAGAATGGATTCCCTGATGTAGAGTCTGCTGCGGAAGAAGTTTTGCTGATCACTATTCAGGATTACTCCACAAAGCAAATTAATACTTGGGGATTGGGACCATTTAAAGGTAATCAGAATAATGTTAGATACAGATCTTTTTCAACTGAATATGATTTGTTAAATGATTTTATCAATTGGTGGATGATTGAATCTAATACGCCAGAAGTTGTAACTGGGTGGAATAGTAAATTGTATGATATTCCATATCTTGTTAGGCGTATTGATCGTGTTCTTGGTGAGAAACTGATGAAACGTTTGTCACCTTGGGGATTAGTTACTGAGGATGAAACTTATATTTCTGGTAGAAAGCACGTTTGTTATGATGTTGGTGGCATTTCTCAGTTAGACTATCTTGACCTTTATAAAAAGTTTACCTATAAGGCGCAGGAATCTTATCGTCTGGATTACATTGCCGAAGTTGAACTTGGGCAAAAGAAACTGGATCACTCTGAGTTTGATACCTTCAAGGATTTCTATACAAAGGGTTGGCAAAAGTTTGTAGAGTACAACATTAAGGACGTGGAACTTGTTGACCGAATGGAAGACAAGATGAAACTGATTGAACTTGCTCTCACGATGGCATATGACGCCAAAGCGAACTATGAGGATGTATTTTCTCAGGTTCGGATGTGGGATACGATTATCTACAACTATCTGAAAAAGAGGAACATTGTGATTCCTCCCAAAGAACGTTCTGATAAAGACTCTAAGTATGCTGGTGCTTATGTTAAAGAACCTATTCCTGGAAAGTATGATTGGGTTGTATCTTTTGACCTTAACTCACTGTATCCTCACCTGATTATGCAGTACAATATTTCACCAGAAACTCTTCTGGATGAAAGGCATCCATCAGTGACTGTTGATAAGATTTTGAATCAGGAAATTACATTCGAGTTGTATAAGGATAAGGCAGTTTGTGCAAACGGAGCAATGTTCCGCAAGGATGTTCGTGGATTCCTTCCAGAGTTGATGGAAAAGATCTACAAAGATCGTACCATTTATAAAAAGAAAATGCTTGCTGCTAAACAGGAGTATGAAAAGAAAAAGACCAAAGAGTTGGAAAAAGAGATTGCAAGATGTAATAACATTCAAATGGCAAGGAAGATTCAACTTAATTCTGCTTATGGTGCCATTGGTAATCAGTATTTCCGATATTACAAACTAGCAAATGCTGAGGCAATTACCTTATCTGGTCAGGTTTCTATCCGTTGGATTGAGAATAAGGTAAATGCTTATATTAATAAAATTTTGAAAACTGATGGAGTTGATTATGTTATTGCTTCTGATACTGATTCCATTTATCTTAATATGGGTCCTTTGGTTGAAACTGTATACAAGGGAAGAGAGAAAACTACTCAAAGCGTTGTTTCGTTCCTTGATAAGGTCTGTAAGGTGGAATTTGAAAAGTATATTGAAAGTTGCTACCAAGAACTGGCTGAGTATGTAAATGCTTATGACCAGAAGATGCAGATGAAGCGAGAGAACATTGCTGAGCGTGGAATCTGGACTGCCAAGAAACGATACATTCTGAATGTCTGGGACAGTGAAG